CTTTTGATAATGAAAGAAAATGCTTGCTCACATTGACGTTATGGAGCGCAAGCGTTAGAATGATGTCTTCGGAGTGTGGCGCAGCCCGGTAGCGCACCTGGTTTGGGACCAGGGGGTCCAAGGTTCGAATCCTTGTACTCCGACCAAAATATATTTTAGCAGGTTAGCCAAAATATAATGACAAGACAGTGCAATACTGTTATAATAGAAGAATAGTAAGTAATTACTTAGAGAGTTTTAGGATCGGTACAGCAACATTCATTATACTATGAATCGCTGGTCACCATGGTAGTTAACTGGAGCAGAGTGCGTAAAAACACCGAGCAGTGAAGGGGAACTATTGAAATGGCCCAGCAAGCTCAGAGTGATGGCCTGAGTAAAATAAAAGCAGTCAACAACGATCCTGTTAAAGTTTTAGAATGTTAACAGCAACTTTAAATTTTCACTTATATCGAAAAACAATACATTCTGTGAGGTAATAAAATGAACGCATTTGTAAACGCAATCGCAAACCAAGAAGCCCGTACTGCCAATGGCATGAAGGCTCGTAAGTCAACAGCCAACGCCAACGTTGATCTGTTCTACAAGATCGGTGCAAGCCGTGGTAAGAATATCGTAGGCGACTTCACTGCCGCTTATGTAGAAAATTCTGATGTTGCACTACGCATCGCACAATGGGCACGTGATGTCCGCGGTGGTGCAGGTGAACGTCAACTGTTCCGTGACCTTTTGGTTCACTTGGAAAAGACTGACCCAGATGCCGCTTTGGCTTTGCTAAAGAAGGTACCTGAAGTAGGTCGTTGGGATGACATCTTTGTCTTCTCTACACCTGCACTGAAGACTGCCGCCTACACAATGTTAGGTGATGCACTTCGTACTAAGAATGGTTTGGCTGCTAAGTGGACTCCACGTAAGGGTCAAATCGCTGCCGAAATCCGAGCATTCTTTGGAATGACTCCTAAGCAGTATCGTAAGAGTCTTGTGGCTCTTACAACAGTCGTTGAAACACAAATGTGTGCCAACGACTGGGATAACATCAACTTCTCACATGTCCCAAGTGTGGCTGCTCGCAACTACAAGAAGGCATTTGGACGTCACACTCCTCTGTTCGCAGAGTATGTGGCCAAGTTAGTCAGTGGAGACAAGACTGTCAAGGTTAACGCCAACGCAATTTTCCCACATGATGTACTGAAGGGTGTTATCAACCACTACGGTATGGACTTGAGCAAGGTTGACACTGACCACGTTGTGGCACAGTGGGACGCTTTGCCAAACTACGTAGGTGAAGCAAGTATTCTACCATTGGTAGACGTTAGTGGTTCTATGAGCTGCACAGCTGGTAAGAACACAGGTGTAACTTGCATGGACGTTTCAGTTAGCCTTGGCTTGTACTTGGCTGACAAGAACAAGGGTGTGTTCAAGGACACATTCTTAACATTCAGTGACAAGCCTGCACTGATGACCCTAAAGGGTAATGTTGTCCAAAAGGCCGCACAAATGGTTGAGAGTGATTGGGGAATGAGTACTAACCTACACGCCGCTTTCACTAAGATCCTTGACGTGGCTGTCAAGGGTAATGCACCAGCTAGCGACATGCCAGAAATGGTATTGATCTTGAGTGACATGCAGTTTAACCAATGTGTTAAGAATGACGACAGTGCGATGGCGATGATCGAACGCAAGTTCGAAGCAGCCGGATACACATGTCCAAAGGTTGTCTTCTGGAACCTAAACGCAAGTGATAACGTTCCAGTTAAGGCAGACAAGAGTGGTGCCGCTCTTGTTAGTGGATTTAGTCCAGCTATCATGGCTAGCTTGCTAGGCGCTGATGTGGATCAATTCACTCCAGAAGGTATCATGCTTAAGACTGTAATGGTCCCACGCTACGATATCTAACTGTTGTAAAAATACAACACTGAACCCAGTTAACTTAGGTTGACTGGGTTTCTTTTTGAGCTTATAATTAAGACATGTATAAAATAATAGGAAAAGAAGAAACACTCACAGTTCTTACACTTGCAGAAGCAATGAACATTGCCAAAAGCATGAATAAATTTGTAAGAATTGTTGGAAAAGATTTTGAAATCGTAGGCATGTTTGGCGTAGATGCTGTTAAGAACGGACTATGCCCAGATGGTGTCATCTACGATTGGAATAAAGCGAGCCGAATAGGCCGCGTTAAAAAGGAGAGAACATAATGCCAAAGTGTTATCAGTTAATCGGAGTCCCAGGTGCAGGTAAGAGTACTTGGATCAAAGATCAAATCTGGGCATTGGGCTTGACCGTAGTTAATACAGATGCGTTTGTAGAAGACTATGCAAGAGCACAAGGTAAGACTTATTCAGAAGTGTTCAAGGATTACATGCCAACCGCAGTTGATCTAATGGCCCAACAGGTTGTTAGAGCACGGGAACATGGTCATACTGTGATTTGGGATCAAACCAGTACCACAGTTAAGAGCCGTGCTCGCAAGTTTAACATGTTGCCTGACTACGAGCATATCGCTGTAGTGTTCACTACCCCCGATATCGAAGTATTGAAAGAGCGTTTGGCTAGTAGGCCAGGCAAAGAAGTTCCTTGGGACATTGTACAAGGAATGATTGACAATTTTGAAATGCCAACTGAGGAAGAAGGTTTCAAAGAAATTTGGAGGGTATAATGCCTTGGATTGAAAATGTAGCCGCAAGTGATATCCCAATTGGGTTTCATCACGATGCTGGACCAAATAGTATGTTGATCAGTATTACTGATCCTGCTTCTTGGCGTCCTGAAGCCAAACATCAATTCAAAGAGCGTCATAACTTTGAGTTTTTGGATGTGGAAGAAAAGGACGAAGTTCTTGAGGAAGAAATGAAGTGTAGTCATGAGCAGTCCGCAGAACTTGTGCGACTACTACAACACGCACTAGACAATCGTATGAATGTTGTTGTTCATTGCTTTGCTGGTATTTGCCGTTCGGGTGCGGTTTGTGAAGTCGGAGTCATGATGGGCTTTGATGATACAGACCGTTTCCGTAGTCCTAACTTGCTGGTCAAGCATCGTATGATGAAGGCGTTGGGCTGGACCTACGATGCAGATGAAAAGCCCAACATTGACGATTGGCGCACATTTAGGTCGGTTGACTGATAGTCAAATAAGTAGTATAATAACTACTTAAACAAGAAGGGTACTCAATGGCTGGCAAAGCAAAATCGGTTTACTTAACAGTAACCAAAAAAGGTTCAATGAAGACAGAGTTTCATAAAGTGTTTTTTGATGCTAAGTCATATAACGATTATGTTAAGACTGATGAATTTAAAGCCAAATGGCCTGCTGATCAATACGATATTGTAAAAGAAACTTATTAATGAAAGGAGGCGAATATGCCCAGTGTATTCTTAGTAAGCGACACGCACTTTGGACATATGGGTGTTTGCCGCTTCACACGTAACGATGGTGTTACAAAATTACGTCCATGGGATAGTCCTGAAGAAATGGACGAAGCTATGGTCAAGGCTTGGAACGAACGAGTAAAGCCCACTGACAAGGTCTACCACTTAGGTGACGTTGTTATTAACCGCAAGGCGTTAAGCATCATGAGTCGCTTAAACGGCGACAAGGTCTTAATCCGCGGTAACCACGACATCTTCCGAGATGACGAGTATAGGATGTACTTTAGGGAATTACGAGCATACCATGTTATGAACGGAATGATCTTAAGCCATATCCCGTTACATTCAGATTCAATGGGTCGTTTTGGTGTTAACATTCATGGACACTTACATGCTAACCGCGTGAAGAAGGCTCGTGGTGTAGATGCACGTACTGGAGAAATTTTATACAGTGACGAGAACGACTTACGATATCATTGTGTATGCGTGGAACAAACTGACTTTGCACCTATCTTATTTGAAGATGTCATTAAGAACATCGAAGCAGAGGGCGGCTCAGTGGGTTTTAAAAGTGGCAACGGCCCTACAATATAAATATAGGGCTGTTGCCTTTTTAAAATAATGAACTTTGTTAAATTAAAAAATTTGTTAGTCATTGCATTATCTTTAATGCCTTTATTTTCTTACAGTGGTCAAGTATATGACCACTCCCTCAATGAAAGTGTATTTGAGCGTAGTTTATTTTATTATGAAAAATGGCCCACTAATGATTACAATAAATTTTTAAAAGAAATTAATACAGACACAAAGATTTTTGTTCATTTCCATGGATGTGGTGGAATTTATCCAGGCGACTTTAACACAAAAGACGAGTATCTTTCAGTTGGAGGAGTTGTTATTGTTATAAACTTTTTAAAGAGACCTGGAGTCACAACTAGTTGCCCAGGAGGCCGGGATGGGAACCATCTCGAAATTTCAAATTCAGAAAGAATAAACATTCGAAGAAAAGAAGCAGAAGTGTTAGTTGCAGATTTACAACTTAAAGGTTATACTAACATTTATATATCAGGGCATTCTGAAGGCGGGCGTGTTGCATCTACATGGATTACCCCAGTTAAGGGTGTAATTATTCATGGAATGGACTGCAGACTTCAGGGATTTTGGAACATCCAACGAGATCAAAAAACTTTAGTAATGTTCAGTTGGAAGGATGAATGGCTGAATTCTAAAAGATCTGTAGCCAGTTGTCAACACATGTTTAATAAAGGATGGGTAACCGAAGTAACAACTGATGACATTTCTCATGCCGCATTTTATAATAAAATTCAGGTTGATGCATTTCGTCAGTGGTTGACTACTAAGTAATCTATGCTAGCCAAAATTAATTCACACGGTGGTACAACTATAGATTGGTGCTCTGTTGATTCACAACAAGCATACAATCAAAATTCAATAATTGAAGGACCACAGTGGGAATACGCATCTAAGAAAGTTAGTTATTCATTAAATGAATACGGATACAGGACTGAAAATTTAGATAAAATAAATTGGAAAGAGTCAGTGGTAATTATCGGTGATGGCAATGTGTTTGGGATAGGAATAAATGAATCTGATACTATGTGTTCACTGTTGTCTAAAAAGATAAACAAGCCTGTAATTAATCTTGGAGTGCCCGCATCAAGCCATCAGTTGATGCTATACAACTCAATAAATCTTTTAGATAATAAAATAAAACCACTTGCTGTAATCTTATTGTTTGCAGATCCTACACGATATACGCATTTTAATTCTGAAGCAAATTTCATTATACCACTAGGTCAATGGATTTTACAAAATAGTACTATTCAACACACTGTTAGATTGAGCAAGTCTAAAGCAATGACTGACTTTTATACTACCTATATGCAGGATAACAATGCTGAAGAATACGGTATAATGTCTGCAATCAGCACAGAAGCAGTTTGGAAGGCAGCCAATGTAGCTACACTATCCTACGCTTCATATTTTAGTGCAATGTCTAATAGATTTAAATGCCTACTTGAAAGAGTTGATAGGTCTAGAGATTTAAATCATCCAGGTATACTAACTAATTTATTGTGGACCGAAGAGATTTACAAAGACCTTACTAAGGTGCTTTAATACAATTCCAGTCAAATACAAAATCCTTATTAAGGGTTTCGTAAATTATCCATTGTTTAGTATACTGTATTATTACAGGGAACTCAACCTCATTAAAGTTATTGTAAAATAAATGATGTGGCTGTCTAGATGATCGGCTCTCTCCTAATCTTTTTCGTTTCCATGCGTTGATTAAATTTTTGTTATACTCATTAAACGTTAACCCAACTGCATTAGCGTTGTGAGATTTGGCCCATTGTTTCTGTGCTGGTAATATTAATTCTCTAGGCAACGATTTATTTCGGTGTTCAGTGTTTATCCATGTCCTACAACCTGCTAGTGCAACTGCGGAATTAAATTCACTAATGTAAATGCCACTACACCCTACTATATCCAAATTATAGATAACTAGAAAAAATTCACCATTTGGTTTAGAATATCTATTACTGTTAATTAATATATAAGGCAATGTATGTGGTTGATCCTGCCAGTTATCTGCCCACATATTAATCGCCGCTGGATCATTTTGTAAAGAAGCTTCTTTACAAAATTTAAAAAACTGATCTTCTATATCCTTGTTAAATGGTACTAGCTGGTAATCGGTCATATAGGTCTTCAAATGTTGGATTACCTTTAACTCGCATGGTGAATAAACATCTATCGGTGTCTGCAGATGCAATGGCTTGGTGAGGTTGGTCAATTCTAATTAAATAGCACCCATCTTTTATTTCTATAGATTCAGCTGTGTGGAAATCTGATTTCCACACAATGGAAAATGCTTTTTGATTTACACGTACAAGGTCAATCGGTTTCACTTCAAAATCTCCACCAAGCCACTGAAATATACTTTTCTCTCCACCATATAATGGTATGTTAATTGCACAGTGTAATATAGTGTCAACCCCATCTACATGAGGAAATTGGACACTATTTTTTGGCCACAGATATATTCTACAGTAGTCAATGTTTGAAATCCCGTGCAAATTTAATTCAGCGTTGACTACATTTAACAAGTTGATCGGTAAGTTAATAAATTTAACTTCTGGTCTTGTGATCGGTAGACTGTTGATCGAAGTATTAACATGATTAAATAGATAATCTTTTAATAGGCCTAAGCATTGTAAATTAATTTTCTTATAGTAGTTCATGAATATTCTACTGTGTAATCTTTATATTTAGAAAAACTACGTTGTATCAACTCGTCAGATGTAATAATGGGGCTAGTATATAATTGCAACAAAATTTTAGGATAAGTTGAATCATAATCAGTTCCATGCCAAACATTGTTATCATGATATGCAAACCAATTAGTGTCCTCGGGCATACGTAAATATTTTCTTGTACCATTCCTGTCCTCAGGTTTAGTAAAGTACCATTGTTGAGCTGTGCTAGGATTATGAAAGAATGAACGAATACTCCATCTATCAGCAGAGTCATCGCTGTGCGCACTGACAGGCATCAAACTAGAAATCAATCTCACTCTATATATATGAGGTAAATCTAAATCAAATATTATTTTAAACATTTTAGGAAATATTTTATCTGCATTAAACAACGGTGCCCTCCAAGCAGGACCTTCCGTACTCTTGCCGTACACATCTAACCCCTTCCATATTGTTGGAGCAGTTTTTGGATCAACACTTGTTCCGTTATTCCAATGTCGTTTAGTCAGTAAATCGGCATGAGTATTCCATATATCCCAAAACGTAGGCCAGTCATCGGGTTCTAATTTAGGAATATCTAAAGGGGTAGCAACTATCATATAAATATCATCATATGCGATATTTATCAGCCTCATCATTCACTGTAGGAATTATTAACATAGTGGTCACATTAGGAGCCATTATGGGATTTTTTCATTTTGAATTTTCAGCAGTAGAAATTGCAACAACTATTTTCTTTTATTTTATGTACAGCGCAGTAGGTCTAGGAATGATGTATCATCGTTTTTGGACGCATAGGAGTTTCGAGTTTAAACACTCATCAATTAAATGGCTACTTACATCCTTTGGCGTACTTACAGGCAGGGGTAGTGTTATAGGATGGGTGCATGTTCATAGAGAGCACCATGCATTTAGTGACACAGACCGTGATCCGCATATTACTAATATGAGTTTACTTAAAATATTTGTGCCCATGTTTAGTAATCACGGTGAAACTATTAATAAAAGATTAATAAAAGACTTGTTAACTAAAGAACATCTAGATATAAACAAGTACTATGTTTTAATTATTGCAACATGGGTGTTAACTTTAATGTTAATTAACCCGTGGCTAGTATACTTTATTTGGTGCTTACCGGTGTTCATTACAAATTTAGTTTGGAACAGTTTTATCTATCACGGTCATAGCTCTAAGATCGGTTATCAGAATTATGTTGAAACTAATGACAATAGTACAAACAGTTGGATATACGCTCTATTGATATTAGGGGAAGGTTGGCATAATAATCATCACAAATATGCTAATAAGCAAACTACAAGAATAAAGTATTGGGAAGTTGATCCCCTTTATTGGGTTATTAGATTAGTTAAAAAATGATTAAACAACTAACAAAAAATGATATTCCATTTTGTCTTTCTGTAATGTTTGTACACCACAAGGTAAGTGGCACTAGCCCCTTATCAAAAGATCTGCAAGAAGAACATTTAACCACTTTTATTAATGATCCTGACAACTATAAAGTACTCGGCTATTTTGAAGACGCACAATTAGTCAGTTGGATATCTATAGGATTTTATGAAGGTCCTAAATATGGAAAGTTTTGGATAGTATTAGATTTATTCTCTACTAAAAAGCGTGGATATTTTAGTTTTAAGAATCCTGAAATAAGTGAACTCCTATCAACTGCATTTAATCTAGCAGAATCTTTGGGTGTATATCAATACTTTTATTGTGTATCTGAAAGAATCTCTAAAGTATACGAGTCACAGTGGGCAAAGAAGAATCCAATGAATTATCACGGAGTGTATGAATTAAAAGATCTTGCAGTAATTCCCGCAAATACAATACCAGAATCTAATCTATTCTGGAGCATGATGGGTCGAGAAACAAGACCCCATGACATGTATATTAAGAGTAGAATTAAAAAAGTAACCACACTAACTTAAGGATAATAAATAGAAATTATGTTACATATACTAGCATCAAGCACCCGTGGCGCACAAACTTTTATGGTACTATCGTTGATAGGAACTGTGTCTGCCCTTACATTTTACGGAATATCAGCCAATGCATTATTGCTAATTTTGCTAGGGTATTTCTTATACGGCTGTTTAGGAATAGTAATTACATACCATCGTTGTCTAACACATAACAGCTATAAAACAACTCCACTACTGACAAAAATATTTTCGGTACTTGGATGTTTTGCGGGAACAGGTAGTCCTCTAGCATGGGTCGCCATACACATTAATCATCATTTAAAAAGTGATAAACCGGATGATCCGCACAGCCCATTATACAAAGGTATCAGCATCTTTAAACTTGATTATGTCAACGAAGTTAACAACGATACTAAATGGCGTATGCGGGGTCTAGTAACTGACAGGTTCCAACAGTTCTTACATCGTTATTATTTTGCTATCAATGCAGCCTACAGTATCATATTGTTTGCTGTAGGTGGATTTTATCTAATGGTGTTCTTACACTGGGCGCCAGCATTTGTTACTGGCATAATGAGCAACGTTGTTAATTATGTAGGACACAAACCAAGTTGGCTTGGAGGCTACCGCAGTTACAATTTAAATGACCAATCATCAAATAACTGGTTATGGGCATTGCCTAGTTGGGGAGAAGCTTGGCACAACAATCATCATAGATTCCCTAAAGACTACA